AATTGAATCTCGTTTTCTGTGTTCATGGCTTAAAGTATAATGCAATTTCAGCTTCACGACGACGAACCAAACCTTTGAGAATTACTCCGCCACCTTTGTTCCAAAGACGAAAAGAATCTGCTATTGTTGGGTCGTTAGGATTAGCGTTTACCTTTCTCAAAACAGACGACTTTTTGAAGCCACCTGTTCCGATGTTGTACGCAAGTGAAACACACGCGCTGAATTGGTTTTCGTTGAGCGTTTGAGTTATCAATGCACGAACAGAAACCGCGAATTTATCTATAACGTTTTTCGCTAATTGTTCCGCTCTTGCCTGTGTTATTACGTCGCCTTCTTTGACCTTCGTTCCGTCTTCGTAAAACGTATTTCCATAACCAATCGTCCACACGTTTGCAGGACACAAATAAGCCTTCAATCGACAGCCTTCAAACTTTTTGAGTAGCGCGTAACCGTCAGCGTTAACTTTCATTTTTCAGTTTCTTAATTTGTTTTTCTTTCTTTGCTAAATACTTACGAAACTTTTCTTCGTAAATCTTGTGCATCGTTAAATTCTTTTTGCGTCCCCTTGTAGCCATTCGTTTTTGTTTTAGTTATCTCAACCAACCTAAACCTCTGCGTCTATATTCGTAAGGTAGTCTATCACGTCCGTCGCTAATTTCAAAAGCGTTGGAAGGATATACATTTGTTTGTGACCAAATTTGCTGTGTTGTGTTCGTCGTGTACTCTGGAAAGTCTGATTGATTGAAGCACAAATAGTCAACCATTCGCTGAGTGTAGAACATAGCCTGTGAACGCGCTTGGTCGCGGTAGTTTTGCAAGTCGGTTTGTGATATTGGTGTTGTGTCTTCGCTTGTGCGAATAACCAAACTTCCGTTATCCGTTTTAACATACAAATGCGGAAGCACCTCGTACATAGTCCACCACATAACCATTCGACGCAAATAATCGTCAAGAAGCGTTTCGTACGCACCTGCGATATCGTCGTTTACAACGTCTTCTTTAATCTTGTTGTAAAGGTCAGTTCCTAAATACAACTGCGCGTACTTGTCTTGTGAAAGATATATTGCAGGGTACATCAAAAGCGGGTCAACGCTTCCGTTAATCCAAGTATATTTCTTTATGTAATTCTCGTCAATGAGTAGAACTTCGGGTTGTAGTGCCATTGTGTGTTTTTATTAAGGGTATTTTAAAGAACCTCTATCTGGTCTGTTGATTGGTGCTGTTCCTTCAATTCCTTTTTGTGGAACATATGGGTTATTACCAACACGCTTATCGTTGTTCAATCCGTCGTTTGGAAGTATGCGTCCTTTTGAATCGCGTTTGCGAATATAAATTAAACGTTTCCAAAAATGATGGCAGAAGCACCCCCCGACGAAGCGGAAGAGCGAATACGTTTGAGACCCCGCAGGAGCAAAACTTCCATTCACTCCTTCCTTGCTCATTGCTTCAATATCTTCATAACGAAAGATTGCACCTAACTGCGACATTTGAACCATTTCTTTGCAGAACTCACGACTATTTTCGCTTATGTTTTGAGAATAGGCATAGCGTAATTTATAAAGTCCTTTATCTCCCCACTTAGATTCTTTCTCACCTTGAGCGTCGCTCATTGTCGGCATCTTGTTACGCTTTGCGAAGAACTCGCTTGTGTAGTTCATTTCGTTGTCTGGGTCGGTAACATCTTCTTCACTTACCAACTGCCATTTGTCTAAATCAATGTACTCAGCTTTTTCTTTTAGTACATCAATCCACTCTTTGCCCTGCTCGTCACTAAAATCATTTTCAGCAACCGCAACTTTCGCCTTCTTCGCAACTACTTTTTTTTTTTGAGCGGACAATTTAGCCACCGCGTCACCGCTTGTTTGAAACATTGACTTCGCAACGTCCACGTCAAGACCTAAGAATTGAACCAAGAATACAATTGCTTGTTCTTGCGTTAGCGTTCCAAGTCCAACCGCTGCGACAATCTCCAAAGCAGAAGCAATTTGCGCTCCTTTGTAGGTAACGTCACTAACTTTTTCAGTTATTCCTGTTGGTGTTTCTGTCACGTCTGTTGAAGGTACGTCTATTACTGTGGTAGGTGCGTTAGAATCGATTGAAATTCCGTCTTCGAAGATAGAGTTCATCTCTATATTTACGTCGCCTAAAATCGGTGTAAAGACTTCTTCAATGATTCTTTGATAAGGACGAATAACTTGGCTGTTGAATATCTCCAAACCTACCAACATTTCGTCTTTGTTAGAACCGAATCCTGTTGTGTCTCTAATTCCGTGAATAAGAGGTGAAACAACGCGGTGACCAACCATAATTTGCTTCGCTGTTTCTTCGCTTAAGAATTGATATTGCTTGTCAGCATCCGACAAAGGAAATGCTTCGATTTGTGGAGCGCGTGTAGGATCTTCGTTGAAGGTCATCAAGAACTTACCTGCGTTACTTGCACCACTCAATCTTGTTTCCCATTCGCGACGAATAGATTCTCTTTCTTCTTTTTGTGGTATGCCGTTTAAGAAGTTAATAATAAATGAAGGAAATAAACCATTCAAGATATTGTTAACGTGGTAAAGTCCCATTTGATAAGACAATTCAACGTAATTCAACGCTCCGAAATAGTCGGGCTTAGGATAGTAAACACTTCCTGCAGACATTCCGTGAGCGTAAATAACTTGTCTTGGTTGTTCTTGTGCGATTGAAGGATTGAACGCAGGAATGAATTCGGGCTTACCACGTTTTGAACGCGTGTTTGCCCAGTCTTTCGAATAGAAAATTCCTGTAATATCGTCTTCTTCTTTGTCGTATGCAAGTCTGCAATTCTCGAAAGGTAGGTGGTTGATTTGTACAACGCGAGTGAAGTCCATTGACCAAATTACTTCAGCAACAAATGCGCCTTGAAGTTTTAAGTCAAACGAAATACCTTGCAATGCGTTGTCGAGAATCGTTCCTGTACCTTGTCCCTCAATCATATAAGAAATTGAGTTCACCAACGCGTTGTGTATTGGTGAGTTTTGGTAAAGGTTTATAAGGTGTTGAGGGAATAAGTTGTTTTGTCCGTAGTCAATCCAACCGCTACTATTCTCTTTTTCAACCGCTTCAACTGGCTGATATAATGAAAGATTAATTGATTGTATATTGTTTTCCATTTTATGCGCCTGTATAAATTACATCGACAGGGATTGTCGGTGTTGAAACGTCAAAGTAAATTGTTCCGTCTTGTAAAATCATTAAACCCTTTTCAACCAATCCAACGACGGAAGCATCGGTAGGGTTTATATTGCTTGAGCTGTTTTGTCCGTACACTTCGTAGTGATAACGTCCTGCATCGGTCAAACCAACGGTGGTAAGTCTTATTTTTGTCACACGTTCGTTCTCGTTTATCACGGTTACTACTTGCGCGAGTTTTTCACCTGTCATTTCGTAAGTCATAACAAGCAAATAATGTGTAAAGGCTACATTGAAATACTGGCGACCTTCGTCTAACGAAAGCCACGCATATTGATTCGCTGTGTTTGTATTTAGATAAACCATTCTATCTTTCCTTTACGTTAAAATTACAACACGTAGGGACGCTTTGTCCCTATGTGTGTAAAAGTTTTTTGATTGATTAGTCAAGAAGTTCAGAAGGAGCAAGGCTCAATTTGTAAGCGCGCTTTGCAGCTTCGTGAGTGAACGCTAAAGTGTAGCCATTCATATCACCAAGAACAGTTCCTGTTGCAGCAGTTCCAGTTGAAAGGTCTGCTCCGTATTCGTAACCAACAGCCCACCAATTTCCATTAGTGTCTTCAACGAAAACAATCACGCGTGCTTGTGCAACTGATTGCAATTCCAAACGCTTTGCGCTTGATAATTTTTGCAACATTACGTTCACCGTCTGCGTGTAAAATACTGTTCCGTTGTCGCGGTTGAAGTTGATTGTTTCTTCAAACGATCCTGTTTGTGTTGGTAGTTCGTATGTGTACAAATCACCACTTGCAGGTCCGTTTATTGCTGTAACAATTTCGTTAGCGTCCAAAGTGAAAGACGTTACTTCTGTTTTGTCAACTAAAACAATTTGCTTAATTCCACCGATGCCATCTTTGCAATCGAGTGTAAATCCTGTACTTAATTCACAAGCCATATTTATAGTTTTTTATTAGCACAAAAGAGGGGTGGGTTTTATGCCACCACCTCTATTATGCAAGGGTTAGAATGGTTGAGATTATGCAGAGTATTGGTAGAATGCGATTTCGTCACCGAATCCGTATTGTACACCTGCGAAGAAAGAAGCTGCAAAACGTACGTTGTCAGACAAGTCGTATTGGTACATATCCAAAACTGCTACGTTGTTCCATTGGTCTAACAAGTTAGTTCCAAACCAAAGGTTTGACTTTTGGTACATAGCCATTGTGTCGTCAGACATACCAGGACACTCGATGATGTCGTATTGTCCCTGCCAAGTCATCTTAACAGTTTCTCCTTGGTACAAGTAAGAACCACCGCCAAGACCTAAGATTGCAGTTCTGAAAGCCTCAGCAACATTTGAAGAAACCGCGATAACAGGCTTCTCAGTAGCACGACGAACGCGTGTTGGAAGTGTTAAAACAAGACGGTTCATTTCTTCGATTACGTTAGCAGAAGTGATAGCCTCTGGTGAAGAAACGTCAAGAACAGCAGCGTCAGCCAAGAACAAAGTCTCGAAACCTGCGTACTCACCTGCTGTTGCGTTAACACCTTGCCACATCAAACGCTCGTTGTTTGCTGCAACACCTGCCATTACGTTAGCAATTAAAGCGTCAGTCAATGAAGCGTGAAGGAATCCGTCTTGCTCAGACTTTGCTTCCCAGTCAGCCAAGAAATCTTTCTTACAAAGTTGTCTGTGAACTTGGAATTTTTCAAGAACCAAGATACGCTCAGTAAGAGTAACAGTTCCTGTTGGAGTGAAGTCACAAGTAGCGTTAGCAAAAGTGATAGAATCAACTAATTTGCGAACAACTTGTTTGTACTCAATGTTTTCTTTGAAAGTAACTGCAGCCAAAGACTCGTTGCTTAAAAATGCAGCGCGGATATATCCTGCCGCTTCGCGACCAGCAAATGTTGTGGTCAAACTTGTAGTAGTAGCCATTTTTTATTTGTTTGTTTTTTTTATTTTTTAAGATTGAATAAATAACGTTCTTCTGCTGTCATTTTTGAATAAGACTTAGAAGGTGTTTGTTTTGCTTGCTTTACTTCTTTGATAGAAGTCGCTGCAGGCTGTGCGCTTAATTTTGTTACTTCGCTTGAAAGTGTTTCGTTTGCTTTCTTGATGTCAGCAAGTTCGCTTTCTAACTTAGCAACTAACGAAAGAAGTCCTTCAACTTCTGCGCTTAGTGATTCTTCAGCAACAACCTCAGAAGTTTGTTCTTCTTCGATTACTACTTCAACCTCTGGCTTTTCTTCTTCCATTGGTTTTAACTCGGTTACAACACCGTCAGCAACTACTACGATGATGCTTTCAGCTGTCTTGTATTCTCCGTCCGCCAAAACAACCTCGTTGCCTTCTGCGTCTTTACCGAATACACGAACACCAGCAGCCCAAACGTCGCTGTCTGAGTAGATGCTTGTACCGTCCTCTAAAATCGCCTCAACCATTTGTTTAACCTCAACAACCTCTTCGGCTGATAGGCTAACGTTGTGTTTAGCGAATAGAGCGTTTACTTTTTCTCGTAGATTCATAAAAATGTTAATTGTTTGTTT